AAGATTACTGGCTCACTGTCGTAGGTGAAGGGGTTATCCATAGTAGCATACATACCATCACTATCATCTACTTGAATCCATACGGCATACTTAGTCATCCCTCATCTCCTTACGTTGTGCCCCTATTATATCCTCATACTTACTGAACAACTGCTCAAACTTCCACTTGTATAGCTGTTGCATACCCATTAATGCGTTCATCAGTTCAGTAGTCGTAGGCTCACGTTCCCCATCACCTATCTGCTGATATACTGTTTCAATGTCGTTGCAGACAGACCAGCAGTCCATGATCTTTTCTTCTAGGTCATGCAGCTTACTCATCTTTCACCTCCTTGTTATGCTTGCGAAACCTTTTGTTGTATGCACGTTTGATCTTCTTTAACTGACCACTCTTCCATAGTAAAAACTTACGAGCTTTGGTAAGCCCATCATACTCGTCACCACCCTTCATTGGTATTCGTTTAGTCATCATTAATCTCCACATAAATAATATCATAGTATTAGTAACACCCATTTTAGGTTAGTTAATAATATGATAGTGTTAGTAGTCCTTCAAGGCTGACCACGACACAGGGAATAACTCACCCATCTTATCACTGATCTTATCAGCTACGATACGTGTTTCATACTGAGTGTCAGGCTTGCATCTTTCATTACACATCTTAGCCCATGCTCCTATAGTACCTGACCACCACCATTCAGTCATGGTAGACTGTGGCAGTACCATACGTGCTTGCTCAGGGCATACTCCACGCTCAAGCAGATCATTGTAAGCGGTAAGACAGGCCCAGTTAGTGTCACCCCAGTCACCTACATCCACTACACCTTCACTGCCCTGTTTCTTGTCAGCACTACGTCCACGCCATACATCAGGCACATAGAACTCAGGCTCGTCATCAACGTAACGCCTTGACACTTCGTTCCAAGGTAGGTACTCATGCCTAACAAGCTGTCGTGCCACAAAGATAGGTGCCTTAACTGTGAAGGTAGCATAGGCATGATTAAAAGGTGAGGTGTGCTTGTGTTCAGCTAAGTAGCTAACTAACTTAGCGTCCTTCTTTGAGAGCTCATCACTCCTCTTGTTAAAACTAACACGAGCAGAGTTAACTGTTGCTAAATCTGTACCACCGTGATGTTCATACGTTACTTCAATCATGCCCTTGCTCCTTGTTAAGCTGCTACTTCAGCATCTTTTTCATACTTAACGTGCTCAATAATCTTTACTGAGACAAGAGAAGTACGAGCATACATCTTACCATCCTGACCTTTGAAGGTAGAGATAAGGTTACTGACCTCAGCTACTGAGCCATTGCCAATCAATCCATGCTCATCAGTCCAAGCATTACCTTCAGCATCAGTTACTACTGGTGCACCACCAGCCTGAGATACTACAGTACCATCTTTCTTAGTGACAGTATGCTTACGTTCAAACTTGATGACCAACTCACCGTCCATCAGACGTTTCTGTACTGGCTTCTTAGTAGTCCCTGCTGTTTGCAGCTTAGTGAACTCTTCCTTGCTCAAGATCTGAGACACAGTGTAAGCACCATCACACGCAGCATAGGCACCTTGGTAGCCCTCCATGTCACGGTTGCCTTCGAAGAGACGTGCCCATTCAATAGGGCCAGTAGTTTTAACTTCAGTGTAAGCCATCTTTGTATTCCTTTTGTGTTAGTGGGTATCACCCCAAGTTCTGCCGATGTCGGTTGACCCAGCAAGTGGACACAGTATACTTAGTTTCTTTCCAGTGTCAACAATAGATTGTCGTTGAATGTTACCTAATAGTTCAGCATCATTCATACTACCCTCTACTTCAGTCTGCCATTCATCGTGAGGCCAAGTAACTAACTTATACTTGATGCCTAACTTACGAGCAGCAGTAGTCCAAGTGATAGCTGAGTGTTTCATAACGACAGCCTCACCATTCTGTAGCATCCCAGCCAATGCCTTATGCTCAGATGGTACGGGAACCTTACGTCCATCTAATCCTCTGAACCATCCACGCTTAGCAACGTGAGGTATAACCTTCTTCTTCAAGTCAGATAGCCCTTGGATGGAGTTCATAAAGTTATCAATAGCTTCACCAGCTTCACGTTGATTAACCTTTAAGATCGTAGCTACCTTAGCCACACCTGCACCCAGTAGGAAGGCGTAGATAAAAGTCTTAGCCATATCTCTAGTAACATGAGAGATGCCCAAAGCTTTACGGTTAACATTATGAATATCAGTTTCATCCTCTTTCCTCCCACTTACAATGGCGTGAATGTATTCATCTGACTTCATTAGGTGAGCAAGGATACGTAGTTGTATACCCTCAGCATCTGTACCTACTAAGTAGTTGCCATCCTCTACTGTCCATAGACATCTCATACGTCCATCATACTCAGACTTCACTGTCTCAACAGCAGTCTTAGGTGTGCCGTGGAAGGCAGCAGGTATGTTAGCCTGGTTGGGTGCTGAGTGAGCCATACGTCCAGTCCATGCACCGATGTGTGTGAACCTACCATGAATACGACCGTCATCCTTAACGTGTTTGATCCACTCCTCTAGGCTTGAACGTCTACCCTCTAGGGTTAACCACTCAGCTAGGTTACGACCACCTTCAGGTGCATCCTCAGGTAAGGTAGACAGGTTCATCTCGTTACACTGCCAGCCATACCTAAGAAACTTTTCTCCACGAGGATCTATTTGCTTGCTGTCTTTCACGTTCCCACTCCATATGTCCCTTAGTCTTATCCACTGGTGTCCATCCTGCTTCCCATAGCCTGTCGATCCTCTGCTGAGGTGACGATGGTTCGAATTTCTTCCAGTCGTAACAGACTAACTCATCATCTACTACGTAGCTAGTCACATACTTATGCTTAGCAGCAGCTACGTTAGAGTACAGTTCTCCATCTGCCTTAGTCCTATACTTAATCCTATTAACTTCCTCTAGCTTAGGTGGGAAGTCATGTTGGAATCCATTCTCTAAGTCAGACATGGACAGCTTAACCTCAGCTAACATATCAATAGCCTCATCTAGGTTAAACTTAAAGCCATTGCCTGTCATCTCCTCACATAAGATCTGTATGTCATGCTCACATCTTAGTGCCATCTGCCATTCAGGATCATTGATAACACTCTCAAATTTTCTGAAAAGTTTTACTGTTACCTTCACATCCTGGATGCAGTAGTCAACCATCTCTTGCGAGTAGTTCGCAAAGTCTTTGAAGTCTCCCTTCCAACAGTTAAGTCTTACTCCCCACTCCTTAAGGCTATGCCCATCCTTGATACCGTAGTCTATAAGTCGACTAACAATAAGGGTATCAACAACAGAGCTAAGACTAATGCAATCCTCTGCGACCAACCTGTTAATAACGGGTACATCAAAACCAATACCATTGTGGAAAACAAAGGTGTCAACTGTCCTGCAGTATTTAATGAATCTCTCCTTCTCTTCTTGTACATGAGCTACATGGGTAAAGGTATTCATTTCCCCAGTGTCTATGTCCTCAGTGCAGATCACCCATATCCTATCAGGGGTAAGGTTCTCCGTCTCAATGTCCATTGCTACCCTACTCATCGTCATTCCTATTAAGTATAGCATTCCATATAATCTCAAGGACATTATAGGGCCATATGATAGACACTAACATAATTTTAAAGCCATTGTATCCATCAGTATCTGTTAGCATGAGTACTGTAATGACGTGCCAGTAGTACAGGAAGAGACCTAAGAAGTAGAAACTTCCTGCTGCTGTAGCCATATAATTAATTTCAATCATCATTAGTAGTTACCACCCTTCTCACTCAGTGTAAACGTATCGGAGTTAAAGAATAGCTGACCAGCATACCCCGTTGAACCTGTCGGTCTGTTCTTTATTACTAACAATTCCGTGGTGTTACGGGCATCAGCATCGTCTGCCATCTTGTCCCTCTTTAGCTTGATAACAACGGAGGCTCTCTTGCCAATCATACGAGAGTCACGGATAGCCCCATCATCATTCTCATGTGCGATAGTAACGATACCTACATTAAGTTCAGCCGATAGTCTAGCAAGTTTAGTAGCTAGCTGCGACAAGAATTGTTCTGCACTCTCATCACCCTGTCGTGAGTAGGCTAAGTCTTGGATAGGTTCAAAGAATATGTAGTGCACACCACACGCCTGTGATAGGAACCTGATCTGTTCAAGGATAGAGTTAGGGTCATCATCAACACCAATGGTAAACTGGTAGAGGTTCTCCTTCTCAGTCATTAACTTGATAGCATCATCGACCTCAGTCTGATTAGTAATCAAGTCCCTACGAGTTACGTTCTTATCAAGTTGATAGGAGGCTAAGCCTAATAGACTTCTCTTCTTAACCTCTTCCATGTGACATATAGCAATAGGTATGTTGTCGTGGTGCATGAGTAGGTTAAACTCTAGGAACCTCATGAACTCAGTCTTACCTATGCCCTCAGGTGCTTGGAATACTGTGAAGTGTCCCCTCATTAGGCCCAGGATCACATCATCTAATGCTTGGATACCTGTAGATAGGTAGCTGCTATCATCTTCATCATGTATGATAGATAAGAACTGTTCAGTCGTATTGAATATGTTCTCAGGTATATACTTCTGTGCATTCCACCATGCACTAGAGTATTCCTTAGTAGCACCAGCCTGAAGGAACTCATTGGCATCCTTATACTTATCATGAGGTACGTTATACACACGGTTAGGAAAGATGTTAGCTAACTTATGAGCGACACCATCTGACTTACCATCACTGTCGAAGGAGAGGTAGATCTTCTCGAAGCTACCAAGCCAGTCCTTACACTTCTCGAATAGCTTACCTGATGGGGTAGCTGATGGCAGTGATACGACAGGATACTTTGAACCTAACATCTGATAAGCTGACAGTGCATCAAGCTCACCCTCAGTGATGGTCACTGCCTTAGCACAACCAGCATTAAACTTATCCATACCAAAGAGTTCATCCCCTTTGAAGCCACCCTCAGCACGGAAAGATTTAGGTAGTGTCCTTACCTTCTTACCACCAGCAGGGTAGATGTAGTCCTGCTTTACTGGCTCACCATTAGCATCGACATATGTAGTGACGTTATAGTAAGCCATCACATCCTTGTTGATGTCACGGTATCCTCTAATGACTGGTGTTAGTAAGTTCTCAACGACAGATAGCTTAGTCATAGTAGAAGTAGTAGTAGTAGAGTTAACTGCTACTCTCTCCTCTTGATGCTTCATTGAGTAGACAGTAGGGTACTTCTCCTTAGCCCATATAATTAAGGTAT